TTATTTTAAATATACTTTGATTGGTAATTCCCAACGGCGTCTATTAAAAGTCACGGTTCCATCAATGTTTAATGGCAATTGATTGCCGTTATAGTCAAAGACCTTTAACACTTTACCGCCATTGTTCACCTCAGCAAGCAAATTACAGGTGTGCTCAAGCTTTCCAACTTCAGTGACCATAATCATTAACTGCTGCATGATAAAACCTCGAAAGAATAAGAATTGAGAATAAATATGCTTAAAATGTGCAATTATTCAGATGATTGAGCAAATAATTGCACATTAATAAAGGCTCTTACTCAAGAGCCTTTACAATCGCAATATGCCTTGCTTTACAGTCATTATATTTTGCAACTGTATCAACTGACCAGATCATTAAATCTTTGCCAGTTGTGCCCTCAATTTCATTTAAATTAGAGCATGGCTGGACGAGATTAGCTGGTATTGCCGGCTTTAATGAGTTCATTGAGTTGCTGCACCCCAGCATCGTCAACACAGCTAGACTTATAAACAGGGCGCTCCACGATCTTTTGCACTTCACGTGTAATTGTTTCGACTTTAGTGCTTTGTTCTGCTTTGACTCGTTCATAGTCTGCGCTCACTTTATTGATCTGATTTTGCTTTTCGGCAAGTGCTTCTAAGTTTTTCTTTTCAATTTTCTGGATCTGAGATAAGCATTTTTGATCGGCTTCTTTAAGCTGGACTTCTTTGTGATTAAGTACGGCCAAAGTTATGACCAATAAAAAAGCGAGAAAACCAATAATGATTTCACGCCAGAATTTAGCTACTACTACAATCCACATTACTGAGCTCCTATACATTTCGCATGTCGTTCAGTCTGACGGGTCCAAACCCCATAGCAGCCATTAGAACGAATAGAGCAATCGCGCTTTGCTACATACTTATACTTAAGTAACGAGTCGCAAGCAGCTCGATATTTACCTAATTTTAAGTTCTTTAGCATTGATGAGCCTGACCAAGCCCCAATCCCATATTGATAAGTAAAATCCAAGTAAAGATCATATTCATCTTGTGAAATTGGAATATTTAGCAAGGTCTTATTAAATGGTTGAGCATCTTTATTCATTGTGAATTTTAGATATTCAAAAGCCTGTTTTTTAGTAATGGCAGGATCAGTCATTTTTACGGCGCGGCCATCTGGGTAAAATGTTGTGCCATTACCTATTGTCGGCCGATCCCCCTTGACAGGAATAGTTGGCTTTGCCGTATACCCCTCTTTTGTTGCTGTTGCTTGTACTTGTTGGTCACTCGGCCCATAAATAATTAAGCCGCCAAATGTGGCGGCCAATGTTGAACCTATTACAAAAAGTTTAGTCTTGTTTGACATCACAGTTACCTTTTAAGTTTTCTATCCGCAATTTGTATTCAGCCTTTCGCATTTCGTGCTCCACCTTTTCACGGCGATTTTTCTGAACCGCAAAATAAATTTGAATTGCCAAGCCAAGTGCAGCAATTAGCAAACCGCCCCATGCAATAACATCGATCTTTGCTGCAAATCCGATAAATGACCCCACACCGCTGGTTGCTGTTACTTTTGATGTTAATGTTGCTGCGCTTGCTTCGAGTGCAGACTGAGTTTCAGACATTTGCCTTCTCCAGATTTTTGGCAATAAAAAAGCACCCAATCGGGTGCTATAAATAATTTGTTGAACTAATCCCTTAAGACTAACTCATCATTTTTGATTAAGTACTTATTTGCCGACACTTGGTGATCTACTTGTAAAAATTGTTGCCCATTTCCAAGATGAATTGTTTCAACTAGAAATTCAGGACATTCAATTAAGTTTTGTATTTCACCTGTTTCAACTTCATAAACTGCAAAATATGCCATTATTTCCTCATCGTCATTGCGTGAATATAACGTTGTGACACATTCATGGAACCACCAGCAACCACTCTAAGCTGTAGCTTATATGTGCCAAAAATCCCTGTTGAATCATGTCTCGAAATATTAAGTGTTCCGGCACTTCTAGAACTACCAGTCACAGAAATATTGTGCTTATGTTCACCACCTTCAGACATTGTTATGTTGCCACCCAAACTTACGCTGTGACTATGTGAACCACTGTTATTTGTATTGCCATTGGAACTAAATGAATGACTATGAAAGGTCCCTCCTGCATTTGTAGAGCCTGTTGTACCTGAAACACCAAAGCCATGACTGTGTGAGCCATCTTGCCCGGTGTTACCTGAGACACTAACAGTTGAGCCATTGTGATTATGCGAGCCATTAGCATCTGTAATAGATACAACTGAAGTATGCTCAATGAAATGAACTTCCAGATCCTCGAAAACAACTTGATCATTTTTGAGAACTCGACAATAAACTTGCTGTTTTTGACTGTAGCTAGTGAAACTAAATACAGCGCCAAAAGTTAAAACTGTATGCCCCATGTCAGAAGGTACATTTAACGTCTGAATAGTTACATAATCAGTATCAACACCAACTGAAGTTTCAGCAAACGCAGATACCGGAACAGTTACCGCATTATCAGCAATCTTTAAAGTGTCAACTGCAAGATCAGCAATTTTACCTCTGGTCACGGCAAGATCATCAATTTGACCACTTCCAACAGCTAATTGTGCAATCTTGCCTCGCTGTACAGCCAAGTCTTTAATATGAGATGTATCAACGGATTGATAATCCATAAATGCTGCTTTCAAGTAGGCACCCATAGGGAAAATAGTGCCAGTTATAGGGTCTACATAAGAAGTAGTTCGGAAGTTAAATGGATATGAAACAGCACCATTATTACCATTTCCAATAGCAATTGAATCAAAGTTAAAAATAAACTGTGATTCAATACCATCGTTTGCACCACCCCAGCCCGCAAGCTTTCCGTTAACATCAAGCTTAATGAACTTTTGTGCATACAACCCATTGACTGACTTAGTCACCTCTTGAACAGCAGCTTTATTGCCGTTCAAGTCAGTTTGAACAGTATCGGTACGAATAGCTTGCGCAAGATCACTTTCAATACGTGCTGATTGCTCAGACCAGACACCTGCATAACCTCCATCGTTGCCAATTAAATCAGAATCAGAACCGATCAAAGGCGGGTTGATTTGGGCATATACTCCATCTAGCCTGATTGTTTGTGCCGTAATCTTTTTATCAACTTCGATAATGTCAGATCTAACTTGAACAATGTCACCAGTCGTTGCTTTGTCTTTCAACTCGATATTGATGTTTTTGATAGCTTCAATATTTGCTGACGATTGATCAACACCAATTTTTGCGGTATCTCGAACTATGGCAAGAGCGTTGTCATTGCTAGCAATATAGTTATCAATCTTTTGGACTGTAATTTTATCGCCTTCAATACGTGATTGAACTTCTTGCTGGGTATAAGCTTGTAAATCACCTAGTACAGCATTAGTTGAATCAACACGCTTACTTACAACAAGATCACCTTCAATTCTCGCTGATTGTTCAGACCAAACCCCTGCATAACCACCATCATTGCCAATTAACTCGGATTCCGAGCCGATTAAAGGCGGGTTGAGCTGAGCATAAACTCCATCAATTCGCGTTGTTTGAGCAGTAATCTTGTTATCAACATCTTTAATCTCTGACTTAACTTGAACAATATCACCTGTACTTGCTTTATCTTTTAAATCAACCTTAATAGATTGAATCTGCTCTGCATTTGCAGCAGATTGATCTGCCGCAACATTAGCTTGTGATAAAGCTGTTGCCGATGTTTGTTTAGCTTCATTCGCATTATCTGCCGCATTATTTGCAGTAGTTGCCGCTGTCGATGCTTCCGCATGGGCTTGCTGTGCAATAGAAGCTGCTGAGCCTGCCTCAGAAACCGCCGTTTCTGCCTTACTAATTGCAGAAGCTGCATTTTGTTTAGCTTCATTAGCATTTGCATCAACAGTATTCACTCTGCTATCTAATTCAGTTAATGCCTTAGCATTGCTTTCTGAATTAGACACAGCAGATTCAGCTGTTTGCCGAACATTCGCAAGAGCTAGATCATTATTCGCCCGATAATCAGTCAACGCTTTTGTAACAACCTTGTCGCCTTCAATGCGCGCAATTTGCTCTGAATTGATACTTGCTGCATTATCATTTACAGAAACAATAACTTGATCTGTACGTTTTGCTTGTAATAAATCTCCTTCTTGAACAGCAGATAAAATCGACCAGACACCTGCATAGCCAGCATCATTTCCGATTAAATCAGATTCTGAGCCAATTAAAGCAGGTTTAGTAACGACCTCAACCCCTGTTACGCGTTCAGCTAATGCTCTATCTGCATCAATTCGCGCCTTACTTTCATCAGTAACCAAAGCACGAGTTTGAACATCATTTTCAATTGACTCAGCTCTCACTGTTTCAATTAATAATGCATTCGCAGAATCACCCTCAACACGTGCATTCGCTTCTTGTTGTATTGCTGCTGCATTATCTCCAGCTTGTGCAACTACAGTATCAATTCTTTGGCCCAATGCACTATCAGCATCAGTTCTTGCCTTTTCCTCACGTTGAATTGCCGCTGCATTATCTGAAGAACTAGCACTAACCGTTTCAATTCTTTGAGAGAGATGTTCATCACCGCTAATACGCTCGTCTTTTTCAGAAGTAATTGCTGTTTCACGCGATTTTGCTTCTTCAAGAATTGCAGCTTCACGTGCTTTTTGTTCTGAAAAATCAGCATTGATTCGGTTCTGAACTTCTTGTGCAATTAACTGATTTGCAGAATCAATATCTTTAATTCGTGCTTCACGCTCTAAATTAAGATTGTCATTTGCTTGATCTATCGCTTGTTGAACAGAGCTTTGACGGTCTTTAACTTCTTGTGCAATCTGATCTTTCGTATTTTTAATATCTTGAATAATACCCGGAATCTGAGCATCAATATTTTCAATATGATCGATCTTAGTTTGCAAGTCTTTGCTTAGTTCTGTTTCGGAAATTTTACCTTCCAACATATCTAAGATTTCTGAAGCATCAGCAGAAGTTGTAGCACTTGTCCAGCCAGACCATGGGCCAATATTACCGATCCGGTCAATCAAGCGACCACGATAATATTGGGTTAAATTTGGCTGTAAACCTTGTAAAGTATGTGTAGTTGTTGGATAAGCAAATAATCCCAATTGGGCAATATTGCTTTTCCCATCTGGCGAAACTTGGATTTCTGTATAAGCAGTATCCAATGCTCCAGTTGAAGGAAAACCCCAATTTAGCCGCATACCAAACAAAATACCTGTTGCTTGGATGAATGCTAAAGCAGGAGGCAACCCTTGCTTGCCAACTAACTTTGTAAGGGTTGAATATGCTGGCAATGATGAGATATCAGAAACATTAATTGCGGTAACTTTTGCTTGATAGTTACCCTCATAAATCCCTGATACCTCAATAGAATTGTTGCCAGTTACAGGCAGCTTAATCCAGCTACCATCATCTTTACGCCACTCGACCAGATACTTAACTGCACCTTTTGCTTGTGTCCAAGACACAACCATAGTTGCAATATTAATCCCCTGGTCGATACGATCTTCACTTGTAATCGAAATATTTGAAACTGGTTCTTGAATATTGGGATTAACAATTGAGATTGGCACATCAATATAATGAGCACCCTTATCAATCGCATCAAATTTTTTCTGATTGTACTCAAGCGCAGTAATAGTAAATTGATGTGCATCACTTTGAGCAACTGATAAAACTCTAAATTTAAGTGTTGCCAAATCTTGAGCATCAATAACCCAAACGTTTTGAGGCGCAATGTCATCAAAAGCCAAAGTAACTGTTACAACGCGCCCCGCAATTGATTGAATAATACGGGTCTGAGCTTTACCATCTTCACCGTTAATAATCAGCCTGTCGCCAGCAACTGCTACAACATCATCACGATCAAGCGTGATGCTTTTGCTATCAGCTGAAATCGCAGAAATACGACCACCATTTGCACGGCCAGCAAACAACTGGTCAGCAATTTCAATTACTTTACCCGGCAATGGAATATGACCATCTAAACCAACTTTAAATGTAACTGTTCGAGTTTCTAGCTGTTCAGATTTTAAAGCCCATTGTCCTGCACGTTGTGCCTGCCCACGAGATGTACACCCCCATGCATCAAGCTCAAGTAAACGAACTTGCCGCATTTCTGAAATCGCTTTTTCATCGCGAACAAATTCATATTCAGTTTTATAGTGATTAGTTGGGTTATCCCAAGCTACTTTTACTGCATTATGTCTATCCCGTGCGCGTGTACCGTTATAGTCCAGTTCTCCAATAATATTTGCACGGGTATATGTGAAATAGGTATCTTGTGGAATATCTGCATCACAAACAATGCTTTCACCATCCCAATAAGTTATTGCTCGAAATACCCCCGCCAACTTCGTCAAAGTGCTATAAGCATCTTCTGCACTTTGCAAGTAAATATTGCAAGTAAAATGGGGCTCTTGCCCGCCTTGTCCGTCTGGTACTAACTCATCACAATATTGAGCTAAACGGTATAATGACCACTTATCAAGCATTGATTCAGTGATACGTTCACCAATGCCATAACGTTTTGATGTGCAGAGATCGTAATAAATCCAAGCCGGGTTATTTGAATAAGCTCTTTTAAAAGTACCGTCCCACATCCCTACATATTCGCGGGTTTCGGGATTATAATTTGAAGGTACTTTAATTTTTACCCCTTTCAGATCAACTGCCAATTTTGCAACAGAGCCACCAAATGTTTCAGCATCATATTGAAGTGAAATCAGAGCTGTGTTCGGGTAACGTAACTTAGCATCAATTACCTCTGTGACTGCCTTAACATACATTTTGTCACTGATATACTCAGATGATGCGTTTGGCGTAATACGGCGAATACGAACAAGCCAACCTGAGTCAGCCTCAGGTAAATCAATACGGTGTGCTCTCTCGTAGTTTTCAGAAGTTTTATCCGAAACTTTTGCTCTTAAAACTTCAGCCCAAGCGCCGCCATCGGTTTGCAGATCCACAGCATATTCAATTGAATAGCCTGTAACATCCCCATTAACTGGATCTTGAGTTCGTAATGGCCCCCAGCGTAAACGCAAACGAACTGCATCAAGATCGAGATTATTAAAAGAACGCACCCAAGGAGTTGATGACTTAAGCTCTACATCAATTGGGATTTCATTTTCAACAGCTGGGAAACCTTCAATATATTCTTGATCATTTGTACCAGGTCTAAAGTTAACTGTGACACTTTCAAAATTCTTATTGCCGTTTTCATCTTGCAGCGGTGTCTCTTCAAGCAAAATTGATTGATTGCCATTTGCTAAGCCCTCAACTTCCCCCTCAGCTAAACCAATCAATTCTTTAATATATGTTTTTGATTGTGCGGAGTCTGGTGCAATTACTGGCTGTCTTGGTTGCTGGCTTCCACTCTTTGCGCCTTTTACAATCGCTGTCATAACAAATCTCACGCAATAAAAAAAGGCGCTTAAAAGCGCCTAAAATAAATTAAATCTACATCTGATCTTCAGGATATTAACCTGCACTTAAAACAAAGCCACCAACTTCACGGCGACCATATAAAATTGGAACTGGGTTACCTTGTGCCACTGTTGTAACTGCACTACCAAAACCATGGTTTGGTCGGTTTCCATCTTGATTTTGATTTTGGGTGTTTTGAACCTTAGGCATAAGCATTGAAGCTATACCACCAACTGCCATACCAGCCCCAGCTCCAATCATTGCCATACCAATTGCCGAAGTAGTACCAAAAGTAAAATAGCCAGCTGCAATCAAAATTACTCCGAGCACTATTTGTAATGCTCCAGTATTACCACCAGCACCCATCACACGAGGAACAATGTGAATTGTGTCGGCTTCCGTATTCATCTCAATCTGTTCTTGACCTATATTATTGCCAGTGATTAAACGCTTAGTTTCATGATCGTAAATTGCTGGGCGCTTCTTACCACGTTTATTACCTGAGCCTTTGCCTTTAAGAAAAATTGCAAAAGCTAAACCTTGTTCATGAGCATGCATCATGAAGTGTTCAAAGCCTGCTATTTGGACTGACAAAGCACGGATTGCTTCACGAGTATTAGCGACATCAAGCTTAAATTCACGTCCGAACTTTTGCCCCAAGATGCCATATAACTTAATGGTTTTTAACATCTCTATGTCTCAGTATTTTTACAGTTCGCTCTTGCCATTGCTGTCCATAGATTTCACGAACTGATTTGCGTTTATAAGGATGATGTAAAATTAAGGAAGATCCGATACAAGTTTCGTTTTGCTCTGATTTAAGGAATCCATTATTTCCAAGCCAGACGACTGCATGATTTGGATGTTCTGTTCGTCCTACCCGACAAATCAGCATGTCACCATATTCAGGTGTTTCAACCTCATAAAATCCTGCTTTTTCATAATTTTCAAGATATAACGAAGGATGGTTTTTATCTTCCCACCAAGCATCATCACGTTTGAAGTCCATGAGCTCCACACCCAATTCACGACTATAAAAATCACGTATAAGCGCATAGCAATCTTGCCAACCATGAAAATAATTACGGCCAACAAGTGGAGGTTTATAGCCAGTTGGTTCATAGATTTGAAAATCTAATTCAGGATACGAACAAATCACCCATGGCTTTCTATGTAGTTCTATCTGCACTAAATCAAGCTCAGAAGCTCGGGGTGTTCCATCTGGGTGACTATGGACATAAGCCATAATCTCCCCTTGATCTTCTGCTATTGCCAAATCTTCAGGATGAATTTCAAACTGATCTTGATTATCAGAAATATTTCGACAAGCAATATATTGCTTGTCAATAATCACCCCACAACATTCAAGCGGATAACATGCATCAGCATGGGCCATAATTGCTTTTTTAAGTTTTGCTGTAAGTTTCATAAGTCGTCACACCATGCTAGATGCTGGAAAACCACCGAAGGGCAAAGATTTGTTTTTACCGAAACGACACTCACAGCCAGACATTCTGTACGAGCAACGATCTAATGCCGGGTTATCTGTTGGCTCATCTTTTTCAGTAAACATTGCTGCGCCTGTGTAGCTGCACTCTTCACTTCTATATTCCCAACCGCAATATGATGTGATTTGCCGAACTGGAATTTTAAGACCTTCAAAATCAATGGGGTTTGAAAGCTCAAACGTTACTTGCTGAGCATTTTCTGAAGTTTTCTGCTCTATAAACCAAGTCTGCTCTTTTGACTCATTAGATGCTGAAGGATTGCCAGAACTGAAGTTTTCAGCATCCAAGTATTTTGCAAGTGTGGTAATGACCTTTAGCTTAGCCCCTGCAAAATCTTTAAATTGAAGACAGTAAGCTGAAACGGCGTGCTGAATGCCGTTAATATTATTTGCCATCGTCAATGTAGGTGCTGAGGCTTTACCAGTTGAACGCATTTCAAGCCCAGTCACTTCAAGTGCCATAGGCTCATAAACTTGGCCTTGCCAAATAATATTGCGGTTCCATACCTTCTGATCACCAATATCGAACATCTTTCCAATGCTGCCAGAGTCGGCACCAATTAAACCTTCGGAACCAATTGACGTATAAATTTTTTCCCAATCTTGAAAAGCGATATGTCCATGAAAGCGTAAAATGCCAGCTCCAAGTGAGCTGGCATCTAATTCATACAAATGAATTAACCCATCAACATACAACTTCTGAAAATCACTATTCAGACTCATGGGTTACCTCATCAAAAATAGGGTTACCATCCTTATCTTTAACTTGAACATCGTCAAAGACAGGATTTCCTTCGCTATCAACTGCTTGTACCCATTCAAGTACGGCTTCACCATTTTCATTAATTACAGGTTGTTTAGAAAGAGTTGCCATTCCTGAAGAATCTGTAACTAGATAAGTTTCTTTTTTCTGGAATGGTTTTCCATCTACCATGACGACCTTACCTTCATCATCAATGAGTTCAGTTAAACGAGTCATGAAAGTTGGTTGCATCGAATATTTGATTTGCTGAACCATACGTGGTTGTTTTTCTGTGCGTGGTACTTTTATAACAATCTTTTTCTTAACGGTGTTTAAACGAATATCGATCCAGCGCGGCTCATCATTAACATTATTTGGAATATCTATTGGTGCATCGAGATTGGCAACAATATCGCCTTCATCATTTAGCGTTTTCTTAAAGGTTTTAATTTCAAGATCACCATTTTCTAATGTTTGATATTCAACCGCACAAATCTTATTACCGTGGGTGTCAGTTGGAATTTCTATCCACCAGCCTTCTTTAGCAAAACCAGATGATCCTTTAACAAGGTAATGACCAATGCCTAGTTTTTCAAAAGAGAGAGGCTGTTCAGAAGCTTCTTCATTGGGTTCAATTTTATCTGCAAACAGCTTAACAACTGGTGAAGCACTTTTTAAAAAACCGTTTGCATCGACTGTTGTATTTGCACCGTTAAGAATTCTTACAGGATTTGACCACTTCCCTGCAGCCATAATTCTTGCAGATAATGAATAAAGAGATACTTCCCCCATGGCAACACCCATTTGCCAGCGATAATTTGCCGCATCATAACCATGACATATATTTACTACTGCCCTATACCCCATACCTACATTTGCTGCTGTACCGGCTGTATCATGAAAAAAACCAGTTACACTTTCATTTAAATTACTATCTCTTGTATATCCCAAACCAAAAGCACCAACTTCCATTACATTGCCGGCTTGAGTCCCAACCAAACGGCTTGCTGCATGGGTATTATTCGTAAAGTTTTCATTCATTTTTGCGCCAGTTGAACGGAATGTGTCGCCACCTGCACCTGTTGGAGCTGAACCAAGATTAATAGTTTGAATCGTCATTTTCTTACTCGCATAAAAAAGCCCCTATAAAGGGGCTATGAAATAGTTAGTTGTTAAGGGTAAAAAACTTGGGTGAATGTCGTTGAGATTTGCCACACATCACCACCCAAACAGCGGGGTTGATATTCACCTGTTTTTACTCGAACCTCACCATCTAAAGGCGAATCCCAGAGAAATGAATCCGCACCCTTATGATCATCAAAGAATGCTTTGATTTGCATAATTTCGGCTTTTTTTGCTGTCCGTGAATATTGCCATGTGCCAGAACGATTATTAATACCAATTGAAGTATTCTGCTCATAACCATCGCCAAACTTAGATGACAAAGTATTAAAGCTCTGCGAACTTGAATTACCTTCTAGATCTTGGCACCAAGTGAATTTACGATTACTCATGTTTTTTTTGGCCACTCACTTTTTATGATTAGTTTCATCTTGATGTGGAGCAAATAAACCAACACGCCTAATTTCGCGAGCTGTCCATTCTTTCACATATTTGCCAAGTGACAGAGCAGCTTTAGAACTCTTAGCTTGTTTTTGAAAATTGAGAGTGAACGACAAACCAAATATAAAGCCAATTGCATATGCATTATGATTAGACTTAAGAAAACTACAGCTTATGTAAAAAACCGCAGTTATCAAAAAGGCAAATAGTAATGCCTTAACATATTCATTCAATTTCATAGCTCCTAATAAATAAACCCACTCAAATGAGTGGGTTTATTTGGGTTTAAGATTGGTTATTAGCGTTTTACAAGATTAAAAAGAACGCCACCCTGCCTACTTTCGCGTCTTGCCCATTCGTTCATGGCAAAATTCAAAGACTCAGCAATTTGCTTTCGGCCTTGTGTATCAACATTTGCAGATCCATCAGAAAAAGTAATTTGCTGACTTATTTGGACATTCCCCTCACTAGAACCACTTTGGCGATTATTTAAATAACTCGTTAAATCTTTATTCTGTTGAGGGTTAAGAACACGCTCACCGCCATCGAGCAGCCATGTACCTTCTTTGGGAATGTTATCAATACCATTATGAGCCATACCAGCGATAGTTTGACCAGCAATCATCCCAACATTTGCCATACCCATGCCTAGTACAATACTTGCTGCGGTTTCTTTACTCACAACATCTAAATACCAAGGACTTGCAAGAATTTGGTTATAGGCTTGGAAAGCATTAATAGTTGCAGAAGCAATCGCAAAAGATTGTTGTGCAAGATACATTGCCTTATAGATACCAGATTGCTCACCTGCGGCATCTTTGACAATTCCGGTCATATTTGACCAGTAGCCAGACAATTGATTTGTAAGACTGCTCAATTGATTCAATTGAGAATCATAAATGGATCTATTTAAATCCATTTCATCTTGGGCATACTTTTTATTAATGTCGGCTTTGGCTCTCTTAAACTCCTCGTGTGCTTCCAAGAGTTGAGCATTGCGTTTCTTTTCATCTTCAATCAGTTTGATACCTGATAATTCATTATTATAAGATTGATTTAAGGCTCCCATATCTGTTGAATATTGGTTTTGCAAAGCCCATTTTTGAGCATTAATAGGATCTTGCCGTTCAAATAGAGATTGTCTTGCAACCTGACCAGATTGAAAAACATTATCTGAAGCTTGGTTAAGCACTTCAAAAATTGCGAAATCTTTAGATTTAGCAATCTCTTCACGCACACGTTTACTTAAACTATAAGTTTGAAGTATCTCTTCTCGCTCACGCTGGTAACGTTTCACTACAATTTCGGTCTGATTAAGATATCCCTCAAAGGCAGATTGAATTTGAGCATCTTCTTCACGTTTTACGGCGGCAATTTCAACTTGTTTTTGACGCTCAAGACCCGCTTTAATTTCTAAAGCTTTTTTTGACTTGCCATATTCATACTCGGCATTTGTATCTATCAATTCTTTTTGTCGATCAAAGTTCTGCTCGATTTGCTTGATTCGATCTGTTTCAAAAGAAAAAAACTTATTGTATTCTTCTTTTTTATCAGACTCTAACTTTGCAATTTGCGCAGCATATAAAGCATCCTCTTGAGCAAGTTTTTCCTTTAACTGGGGTGTTCCGGCATAAGCCAAGTTAATCTTTTCAATATTATCTTGATGCTCTTTTGCTAGACGCTGGAACTCAGTAAAATAACGTGCATCAACTTCTTTTTTAGCATCATCAATAAGTTTTTGAGATTCAGCAGCTTTATTGATCAACTCAAGTTGATCTGCTTGGGTTGGCATCAATATTGAATTGTCAACTGTAGATTTACCATTTACAGCGGAAAAATACTTTGCAAACTTAGGATAATAACCTGCAACTTCTTTGGCTTTTTCTGGAGACATTTGACCCGGTCCAGTTCCAATATTGCCATTTAAATACCTGTAAGTTCCTTTGATTCCAGCATTAATTGACATTAACGCCTTTTCCATACTGCCAAACTCTTTATACCCCATGGAAATTGCATCGGCGATAGCAGTTGCTTGCGCTTCAACTGAATTATTTCCCTTACTTAATATTTCCCGATAATTTCGTCTGAAAATATCTGTTGTCTGAAATAGTCCTGTTGCACCAGTTGGACTTCTGGCATTTTCATCACCACCAGATTCACCTAAAACGTACGCAGCAAGTGTTCCAGCAGGCAAACCATACAAGCCCTCGATTTTTGCAAAATTATGAACTTTTGCTATACCTTGAACCTTAGCAATAGCCTTTAAGTCTTCTTTGCCAAATGTGTAGTTTTTGCGTGTGAAATTTTGCTCAGCAGCTAAGCGGTCACCTCTTGGCAAAACAGCTTTGTATGCATCTTTGCCATTTACTGAAGCTTGCGCATCAGCAAATACCGTTGCCTTATCTACACTAAAACCTCTATCGACAAGACCTTTAATATACTTTTCTCTAAGAGCATCTTGTTGAGATTGAGTAATATAGTCTCGTTGGGCTTTGGTTAGATTCTTATATTCTTCAGTCGTTACACCTAAAGCCTTTGCTTGAGCTTGCTGTGCTTTGGTTGTTTCATCAGTGACATTTTTAACTATAGATTGAATATCTTTTTGTCTCTGAATCTCATCTGTAGCACCTTTAATCTTTAAACCAAAGTCGGCAATACTTCTCAATTGAGAATCACTAAAAACGTTTGTTGCAGATAGCACATTTAAAGCTTGTGCAGCACGATCACCACCAGCTTTAAGGTCGTCAATATATTGCTGTAATGCGCCAGCTTGTTTCTCAGTTCCCGCACCAGTAAGAATGTTATAAACACGGCGATCAAGTTGAGAAAAAGTATTTTCGATAATCTTGTTTTGTTTACTTATTTCATCTGAAACATCCAAAGATTTAATTTTTAACTGCTCAGCATTAAGCTTTTTATATTTTTCTTTTAACTCATCAATTGTAAGACCTTGGTCACTCAGAGCTTCTGTAGTGTCCTTGGTATTCTGAGTCATTAGATAATATGCTCCACCCGCTACAACCAACTGAGCAGCTAACATACCTAATCCCGCTGGGCCGCCAAGTAACGCCAAAACCCCAGTAGTTGCTCCAGCAGTTCTAGCAAAGCTAAATAGCCCTACTTGTGCACGTAATGCAAAAATTGCGGTTTGCCCAAGTTGATATGTTGCAACAACTAAGGCTGGTACAAATCTAGCAGCAATCCCAGCAGCAACGGCAATTGTCACAGCTTTAATTTGTGACCAATTATCAACAACCATTTTGACGGCAGGGACAATATTATTAATCATGCGATATTCAAGACCTTGCCACTGTAGGTCCATCAACATCATTTGCTTTTTAGCTTCTGCAAGGTTTGCTGCAAGCTCATCAGTCATGATTGCGCCCGCTTTCTTAGCTGCCTCCCCGTATTCTTTAAAACCTTTACCACCATTTTCCAAAAGAGGAATCAATAAAGAAGAATCAGAGATGATTGCTTCCATGTAGAATTTCATGTCATTTGTAGATGCACCTGCTTTTTCAAGTGAATTATAAAAAAGCTGCAATGCATCTGGACCTGATAACTTCTGGAATTGTTGAATTGTTACGCCGACTTTCGGGGCAATATTTTCAAAAAAGTCAGCTAAAGGACCACCGCCCGTTTGCTGAAAATCGCCAATACGGTCTTGCATATCTTTCATTTTGTCAGCAAAGGACTCCATTGATATGCCCGCTGACTCTGCGCCCTTTGCAAAATATTGAAAGTCCCTTACTGAAGCATTAGCAAGTTTTGAAAATTTCTGAATATCACTGCCTGTTTGAATTACTTTTTCGCTATAACTAACTAGGTTCGCAATAGAAAGCCCTGCAATGGCACCACCAAGTGCACTTACTGCAATAGCAGCAACATTTATAGAACTAGCAATTCCTTGGCTTGATGTACGGGCTTGGCGCTCTGCCTTGCTCAATGGTTCAGTAAAACTAGCTGTTTGAACAACTAAATCTAATGTTAATCTGCCAAGTGAATTAGTTGCCATGGCTTTTCTCCAGACATAAAAAAACCCACTTATTAAGTGGGTTGTGTTTTAGATATTAAAGTTAAAAGTTTTCTCGCAGTAATACTATTTTCAAATTACCAAGAAGAGTCACTGTTGGTACTTTCACTTAATGTTTTTTCAAAATCACTAGATAGTGAGTCAAACCTATTAAGCATTAATTTATATGTTATAGGATCATCAATTGGTGTATTTCCAAACCGTGCATACCCATAATTACTAAATTTTAGACGTGCTCTTTTGTCCTTAAGATCAATTGCTAAATTGAATGAAATTTTTGCTTGTGAGTATCCATTACATTTCAGTTTGCTAACTGTTGAGTCACATAAAGGTGAAGCAATTCCTCTAATAATCAACTGCCCTTCTTCTGGACTTTCATACTGAATTACATCTTGAGCTGAATTGAAATTACTTGCTACCCACTTTTTAGACTTATTGAATAGCTGGCTTTTATCACCATTCAAGTTCTCAATAATTTTAACATGCTCATTTGTGTAAATAGTTCTTGCTTGAACATGTGGGCTTAATAAAAAACTACTTAAAAAAGCAGTAAATAGAAGTTTTTTCATAAACACACCGTTTTTTAAATTTTAATCAATTTAACAAAACGGTGCATAAATGTCACATAACCCATATTAATACAGGTTAATCACTGGCCACTTTTTCTAGGTAATCAATCAAAGAAAGTGAGTTGTCTTCTGGTGGTTGCTCATGAGGCATATAAATATAAGGATCCACTTTAGTTCCCTCTCTCACTTTAAAGCCCGTGTAAAGAGCCATCCAGCTACCAAAGCTTTGCTCTAAACGGCGACCAAAGAAAAGAGAGCCATACTTTTGACGGTAGGCTCTCCAATACATCAACTCTCTATGTGAAAGTTTCTGTTCAGCTTCTTCTAAGGTGTTTCCGCCGATTCCGTTGAGGACGAGCTCAATGAGGAGTTCTCTGTCGTCAAGTTCTTCGTCCGTGACTTTCCCAAAAAATTATTAATTTCATCAGATGCCGCAAACAAAGCATTGACTAAACTAGGTTCAGCCTTGTAAATGTCATTCACATTTGAGAAAAATGGCGTTCCTTTTTGGTCGGAACAAATTGAGCCAAGTAATTGGGCTGCTTGCATTTGGGTGGAGTCAATAGTCTTAACTTTTGAAGCCTCTAAATCTTCATAATTGACATCCCATTCGATTGCTTTTGAGACTTCGCGGCTTTCTTTGAAGTTCAATTTTTTTACAAAAACATCAGCTTCAAGCTCTTCAATTTGTCCAAGCTCCAGATCTGGATTACCAGTAAGCTCTTTAAGTGACTTGATATTACATTCAGTCACTTCAACCAGCCACTTAACTGTTTTTAAAATTGGAGCATTTAAAGTAGTAAAGCTTTTCTTCAGTGCTGTAGTTGAAATCTTAGCCATTATGGAGTCACCGTGCGTTTAGTACGAGTTACCTTAGAAGTACGAACTAAGGAGTATGAATACCCAAGTGCTGCATCAACTTCGATATCATTTGGTGCTGCATCATTTAAATAACCTTTAAATGACCACCACATGCGATCCTCTGGCAGATCGATACCTGTAGTTGCATCGTAAGTTGGAGGTGTTTTTGAGTGGCCAGAACCAACATACCAATCAAGCTTTTCGCCTGCTTCTGCAATATCCGCAAGTTTGTCATGACTTGTATTTGTGTCGTCATAATCAATATCAATTGAACCTTCACCCGGATCACGCATACCACGCATGTATTCTTTGGTTTCAGCATCTAGGCAAGTCACATCAATTTTCCCAAATGAGTCTTGTCCAAAGCTGATCTTTTTTGTGCAGACAAAGCGAACAACTTGCCCATCGATTACAGTAAATAACTGTGTACCTTGAGTTTTAACATTAGCCATTAAGAGCGCTCCTTTTAGGCATAAAAAAAGCACCCGATAAGGGTGCTAAGTGGAAAAGTGTTTTTGTGTTTTTTAGCGGTTTACTATCCAGCTAACGTCAAAAGAATAATGAGGCATTCCAGTTACTTGATCAGTATCTGCTTCGCCATAGCGAACCACATAACAATCAAGTTCAATTGCATAGCGAATTGCTTCTGCAACTTGTTCAACTACATCTTCATCTGTTGCGTAGACATCAATTTGAATAATTACATTGTCCGAAACGGGTCGACCATCAAGACTACTATTTGAATCACCAGCAATCGTTTGCCATGTCACATATGGCGCTTCTGGTTGTTCTGGAGCCTGTCCAAATTTCCAAACGCGTAAGATATTATTGCTTTCAAGTAATGCCCTTACATTTGGATCTGCTCTTGCTAATTTGAAAATTGGAATATCAATCATTAAGCTGCACCTAAAACCGCACTAAGTTCAAAATTAAAAACCTGAACAAATCTTTCAGTAACCTGTTCAATACTTTCATATAAAGCAGGCCGCAAAAATGGCGTTGCAGGCTGACGGCTTGTACCAAGTTCAAGGAATCGCCAGTAATAAACACGACCATCAGCTTGATAAGTTTTTCCAACGCGGCCAGATCTGCGGTTGTGTGCGTTATTTGTATAAGGCACTTGAGCACCACCACGCACACCGACACGCATTACCAAAGAGTTTTTATTTCTACTTCGGCCATTTTGAACGACAATTTCTTTCCAGATTTTTTCTGGAGTTGTTGGATCATCAAGACGTTTAACTTTTTGTCGAGCTTTGTCTCTTACAATATTCATTGCTTGGCGCATGCCCTTACGAGCAATTCGTTTTACAGTCTTTTCATTACCGATGGCCTGCATTTTTCGCAAAGCAGGCTCTAAACCATGAATTTGTGTTGTCATAAATCACCCATTCCATGCTTTATCACCTGTAGCAAGGTTTAATGTCAGATATTCACGGCGTGAGTCTGGATCACGCATTGGGTTACCATCAATCTTGTAGTAGTAACCATCAAAAAGAACCCGCATCGTGCTATCAATCTGCTTTGTATTACTGCTAAATCGAACTTTTGCACGTGCTTGGATAGTGCTGTTTGCTGCTTTGGCCGCAATAACATCACGGGTTGATAGGTCAGTAACTTCTGCCCAAATGGTGGAAAAATTAGACCATGAGGTAATTAATTTACCTGTGTTTTGATCTTGGGTTTGAGTGGCTTTTTGGATTGTGATGCGGTGACGCAATTTAGGGGTAATATCTGACATTCTATACCCCCATATTGCGAATAGATTGCAAGGTATCCCAATAAGCTTGCGGTTTACCTTCAAGGCTTCGGCTATATTTATATACAATAAATATTAACCGGGCATTATCTAATTTTTTACAGTCCACAATGTCTGTTTCAGAGGTTCGCTCTGATTCATCCGAAATAATTTTTCGGTCAATATCAGTTGCTATTTCTTCATCTGCTTGATTGATCCATTCAATAAAGAGTTCATCTTCATCATTATGATCTACTCGACATTGCAGTTTTGCACGGTCGAGAGTGATCATTTTGGATTATTCCGTCTTCCTGTGGGTTTCTGCTCTTCAACTTTAGTTTCGTATTCTCGTAATACTTTATTTTCAACTAAATGACGAACAGTATTTGGATCAGCAGTCCGAATATCACCCTCTTTGTAATCTTTATCGCCAAAGTGTGAGCGTAAAACTTGATATTCTTTCATTCTGGCCTCTTTAAAGGGAATGGTTGATTTGACCACTCCCTTAAATAATTAAGGGGTATATGAGCCAAATACAAGCGATTTAGGCTTATATACAGCCAATGCACCACGTGTTTCGGCTAGCAAGGTACGTTTGTTTGAAGTGAAATCATCACCTTGCATACCAATTTGCACAGCAGCACCCCAACGCTCAAAGTATTGAGCTGAAGTATTAAATGCGCCAGTTAGAAATTTACCTGCATCGATTGCAGCAGTTTGAACCACTGGCAAGCCCCACAATGTCGGAACTGCTTGTGATTGTGGATTGCCGATAATGTAGTTGCCGTTTGTATCTTTTTGGGTTTCCATGAGCGCCCAGTCAATTGGGTTCAATACATGGCCGTTAGCAAAGTCATCAGCTAAAACAACTTGAAGCATTGCAAAGCGCAACACATCAAACATATTTGGAGTAGCTGGAGCGCCAGCAGGTGGAGCATAAGCGGTTGCTTGAGGGATTAAACCAAGCATATTGCCGTTGGTTCCATCACCAGTAAGGATTTGCTTTTCAAGCTTAATGTCTAAGCCATGACGCAAGATGTTATCAATGAAAGACTGCAAGGCTGGTGCGTCACTTAACATTTGAGTGGTTGTTTTTAACCAGTGAGCAATTACAACTGCTTTGGCGTCTTTATCTTCAAATGTAATGCCAGATTCTGGCTTGTTTGCACCCTCTGCAACTACTGCTGCATTATTGGTGAAATCTTTCATTTGAACATATTCAATGAGATTACCGCTCATGCTGCCGCCGGCTAGAATATCTCGGATTGTAAGACGCATTTGATTTGGCAATTGCAAACCAAGATTGGTTGTTGGAATGATTTTCCCAACTTCTGTTGTACCAATTGTATTTTTTAACTCTACACGCTGAATACCACGATACTCACCTTCAGCAGCATTTTTGTATTCAGTAGTTTCAATAAACTCACCACCCATGGTTTGCTTTTTGGTTTCAACATCACCATTGCCACGGCGAGCAGCCTTCTGTTCAAGCTCAGTCACTTTATTTTTCATTTCAGTGAGAGTCGTCAAAGCTTCATCGGCCTTTTCTTTGGCACTTTGGGAGACTTGTTCGCTTTTCTCTTGTTTGCCTTTGAACTCTTCGGCGATTTCTTTAACCGTATCAACGTGTTTTTGGAACTCTTGAGCGAGTTGTTCTAAAGTTTTTTCAGTCATTACTGATTCCTCGTAAAATACCTAAAGCATTTGAAATTGATTTCGCTTTTTCGTTTTCACCCTCTGACTCGCTCAAAAGATGACGCAAGCCCTTACTAGCGATGACAGTAGCTTGCGTTTTTGAAAATCCTGACTCTCTCAGGAATTTTTCAAATTCTGGTAGGGATGGCAGTTCGCCATCTTGCAATTTGGATTTGACAGAACTGATCAATGAATTTGGATTAGATGGGAAGGCAACAATTGAACCCTCTACAAGTTCTAGCTCTAAAAGCTCACGAATCATTGTTTGTGGATCATGGGTTGCTTGAATGGTGATATAACCAATCGACATACCATCAATTGCTTTCACCTTCATCAATGCATATGTAGATTTGGCTCTGACAATATCTAAAATTAATAAACGACCTTCGACATAAAGCCCTTTTTCATCCTCTCGCATGAGGGTAAAAACCCCAATGGGCTCATCTGGATCATGGTTCCAAAAAATTGCTGGATACTTTCCTTTTGCTTTCCACTCATCAATTGTCTTGAGAAAAGCCCCTTTTCTGATCACATCTCCGTGTGAATCAATGTTGTCAAAAACTGCAAGATAGCCCGAAAAAAAACCGTCCTCTTGGACGGTCTGTTCTTGCATCTTGAAATAGACTTTATTCATATTCACGTTTTATTCCCCTGATCTTTTAACCCGACCATTTGCATTTGAACCATGAGCTCATCACCACCCGGTAAAGGTGCCAAATCCTCCAAATCACGCACCTCATTGCGGGTCATAACACCGTTTTGAATCATGTTTGTGTAGAACCCTGAGCGTGTAGCACTGTCCGCTCGCAATAAGCCCTCAACGGCAAATTTCGGTCTGAATTTGTATTTTTCACTTGGTAAAAATAACTTTTTAGTTATCGTTTGCTCATAACGGACTAATTGAGGATTAAGTGAATATGTCAAAAAACCCCTGTTTGTTTGTTCAAGGCTTGAGGCCCAAGAACTTGCTTTGTTTGTGTGCCCAATTAACTGAGGTGGAACGCCAAAAGCACGGCATATTTCCTCAATGCCGAAATATCGAGATTCTAATAATTGGGCATCAACTGGATTAATGCGGATACTGTTTGAACCTGAAAGCTTCATACCAGCCTCAAGCACCATGTATTTGCCTGCATTTTCTGGCTTACTGAATTCGCTTAAATGATTTCTTAATCTTTCGCGCTGTTCTTTAGTTAGTGTTGATTCACCAGTTTCTAAAAAACCACCAACTTTTAAGCCGTTTTTGAACCAGTCTTGAGCTTGATTGTTTGCATCAAATTGCATCCCAATGGTTTGCGCAAAAAATTGAATAGCCGATAAACCTACAAGCCCATCCAGTGTAAATCCCTTGAAATGCAAGATTTGATCTTCTGAATAAATCGTTTCAACACCATTTTCGGTGTAATGAAAGTCAATACCACCATCTTTATTGCGTTTTACAATCATACCACTCGGAAATAATGGCTCTAAAGCAATAACTTTATCGCTTGAATCCTTAGTAATGAGGTTGAATGCATTACCCCATAGATCTACACAAGCAACTTGAACTTGCCAAAATTCACTAGCACACATATCGGCATTGGGTGAATCGTGCAAAATACGGTAAAGGTAATGATCAGTAACAAGCTTTTTATTGTTGTCATAGAGCTGCAAAGGAAGAGTAGAGATAGTTTCAGCTCTTAATTTTACACATGCCCAAACTGCTGAAAGTTTCAAAGCTGTTTCTGGTGTGACCACAGATCCACCGGGTGATAAATAACTATCAAACGGATAGGATGAGTCGCCCTTTTGTAATTGTGTATTTCCAGTCAATCGTGACCAGAAGCGGGACCAAAAGCCCGGCTCTTGTGTGGTACTCATGCTATCACGACATCCTCTAAATATTCGTCAATATCAACGCGATTGGCAGGCTCAGGATTGCTTGACATCAAAGCGGCGGCGTTAAACATTGCAATCACAGGGTCAATTTTCCCCTTGCCTGATTCTTGTTTTGTCACCATCAATGCATTACCTGAAATTTTCCCTTTAGCGTTACCCACCGCCCATTTAACTAGCTCTTGTTTGGCTGGAATGAATGTTCCTGCGGCAAGTTTTCGCTCTAAGGTCATGCCATAGCCTGATAACTCAAAACCTTGCTTAACGGCGATTAATGCAGTCTCAGGGATTCCCGATTCTAATAAGCCATCTACAAGTGAAGGCATCCCCAAACGGTCAAGGCCAAAGCCCTGTTTAGGCATCTTTCCAGTGTCAAAAATACGTTTGGCAATTACTCCAGCCTGTGCCACGTCATCACCAATATTTTCAACAATTACAAGTTCTCCAGCCGCTATAAAGTCATCCATCCTTTGCTTATTTTCTTTTCTTCGTTCTAAAGCAATCGGATGCAGCCACGACATTGACCAACCACGCCATAAAGTGTGATTTTTTTTGTCTCGCCCAATGGCATACATCGAAAAAAGGTCATCAAGACCACCACCGTCAAAACCAACCGTGATGCATTCTGATTGTTCAATGAGATAATCAAGATCAAAAATGACTTCTTTTTTCTCCCAAAAGTCAGCACCAGCCCACCGATTAGCACGTAAATTCATGCCGATCTGCACATTTAGACGCTTTGCAAAGAAGTCTTTTAAGTCGTCTTCACCTGCATATTTGGCTTTTTCGTAATCATCTAAAAGCTGCTCAGGATCAACACTTGTTCCAAAGTTTGGATTTGGTATATGGAAGTTTGCTGGGTCCTTGTACTCTTCTGATTCGATCATTTCATCGGGAAATTCATAAATAAGAGGAAGGAACTTTTTATTAATTATCTTGCCGTCACGAATGTCACGGGCATAATCAAGTTTGCTTTTAAATACACCACAAGGGGGCTCTTTTGATTGAGTTGAAAGCCAAATTAAACAACCTTCATTACGTGAAGCTAAACCACCCGTTGCCTCACGGAACATGGATCCAGCATTAGACATGGTTTGGAATAAATGCAGCTCGTCAACCAAAATCCAAGAAGCTTTTTTACCGCCTGTAGATTTATCATCGGCCGCAACCACTTTAAGAGTTGCGTTGGTTCCTTGATGAGTAATTGTTTTTGTATGTTCAGAAATGGTCATCATTTCTTCTAATTCTGGATCCGCTCTAATCGCATCCCGAATTGGATTAAAAGAGTTGTCAGCAACTTCTTTTGTTGGTGCCAAAATGATGAGTTCAGCAGATAACCGGCTATTTAAAATAAAAGCCGTGAGCATAATGAATGCTGCAATTGTTGATTTTGTATTTTTCTTAGGAATTAAAAGAAAAAACTCATTAATCAAACGGCGTTTTGACATTTTGTCATACGCTCCAAAAATTGCAGCAACAAACTCTGTTACCCACTGCCGGACAATTTCCCCCATTTCTGGAGAGTCCAAAACATCTACAACTTTTAATGAATTAAATGTTCTTAAAGCAACATCGGCCACATCCTGAAAAAGTGGCTTGCATGGCATTAAGGATTGACCTTTGACAATGCGCTCCGACCAATCTGGGCGAGCTGTTGTCCAGTCTGGTAGTTTTGCAGTCATTTAAATGGCCCATGAAAAAACCGCCCGAAGGCGGCATAAAAATTTGTCTGACAGGTTGCGAACCCCTGTTTTAACTACGCTGTTTCGCCCATTGCTAGCGGGTAATTACGTTGGCAGTTGTGGTCCTCCTTCCTCCAACGCACCGTATCGCCTACGGATCCAGACAAAACTGAGAAACAAAAAACCACCCGTAGGTGGTTGTTATTCAGAAATTTTTTTAAGTCTTCTGTTCAATTAAGAATGCATCTAATGCTTTTTCGAGATCAGATATTTCATTTCCATCTGGTTGCCCAAGATATCCTTTTATGTAAATTAAATATCTTGTCTCGTCTCTATCTAAATGGTGGTAGTAAATGGATTCTTCACCAACTTTTCCAGATGCAATATCGACACCAGATCCATTAATTGTGTTAGGAAAATTAGGCGTTATACCATTTTCATTAAAACGCAATCTATATGAACCATCATTCAATCTAATAGTTTCTAAACGAACCAATTTCACTCTTAATTACCTCATAAAAATATAGGTTAATAATGAAGCATTACTGATAGAATATCAATATGAGTTTCAATATAAGTTATTGAATTCGCTATAGTAAATTATTAAAAAGACTTTCTACAATTTTTGAATTTAATTAACTTGGCAATTGATTGTCCAAAGTGGCGTATTTGCCCGTTCTGGTAGCTTCTTTAGCCTTGTCTTGTTTAGTTTCTTTTTTGCCTTTTTCCGCAACCTTGCCGTGCTTATAAGGAAGTGCTGCAATTGCTGCTTGCATTCTTAACGGCAATTTATTGCCATTGAAGTTCATTACCTTGATTAAAAAGTCTAACGGGTCATCACCTTTAAACTGAAATTCCTCAAGCGGGTTTTCGTCTTCACCACTATTTTCGGGTTTGTTTTCAGGTTTAACATTTGGTTGACCAGATGTTAAAGAGCGGCCTTCTTTTTTGGCCTTTAACATTTCGATATAAACAATAATTTCGGGATCTTTTGCTAATCTAGCACCTGCTGCGGATGCAGTTTTTTCTGCATAACCTGCTGAAATTGCCGCTTCTTTATTTGTCTTGCCATCGACAATGGCAAGAGCAAATTTTTCCATTTTCTCTGTTAATGCCATTGCTCTACCTTTAACTTAATTTTAACTTTTTGCTTTAACTTTTTCTGAAAGGGAATTTTTTTTATAAATGAAAAGGGGGGCGGTGTCCAACGGCGAAGGGCTTGGAACTTTTGGCCTCCCCCCTGCCTGCTGGATTTTTACGCATCATTTTGGTGCTTCATGAATATGGTCAAGAATCTTCTTTTTACCATCATCCTTCACAACAAAACTAATCATGTTGCCGCTTCGCATATATAACATAGTGTTGTAAATGTATTGATCGTAATCTTTCTTACCATTCCAATTGAAAACGGCGCCTTCAACGCCTTGCGGGTCAAAGTACACCTCAGCGCCTGTGTTCGAGTCTCTCACAGAAATAAGTTGTGAAATCATTTTAAGGAACTCACTGTGTCTTAGATGGTGGTATTGGCTGCTTTATAGGGCGATTCTTTTGACACGGCATATATCCACCATGTGTACGGAAATAGAAGCAACCAATACAGTTACACTCATCTAAAAAAGAAATGGTTATAGAACCTTTAATAATCATTGCCGGCTCTCCTGTTGGGTTTTCTTCTTATGGCATGGAACACAAAGAGATTGGAGGTTGGATTCATCATCCGTTCCACCTCTGGCCACATTCACAATATGGTCAAGCTCTAAGTCTTTGGTAACGATGCCACAACATTGACAGGTCCACTCATCACGTAAATGGATCTTAGCTTTAAGACGGCGCCATGGGCGGCCACCACGACCCGAACCCCAATTGTTTTGTTTAGTATTCTTCTTGGTTTGTGCGGGTGCCTGTAGCGCCTGCAACTTGTTCTTGAATGTTTGGAGTTTCATTTAAGTTTACTCGCGCATCAACACCATTAAGCAAATCAATGGAGATCCAATCAATATCTAAACCTTTGCGTTGATATTCTTGGACCAACTTAACCAAGTTAAGTTCCAGTTGCTTTCGCTGAACTTCTGGAGTTTCAAGTTCAAGGACTATGAAAGGTCGCTCAGACTCTCTACCCAATTCATGAAAAGCCAAGCGATTATTAATAATGCTCTTCGGAATCATCATTCTCACCCATCTAGTGACTTAGATTTGTTGATTGGCTCGCCGTCTTCAAACATTTCAAGCACTGCACTTAACTGCGCCGACTGTTCAGCATTGACTTGTACCAAGATGCTGTTTTGCTCAATCAGTTTGTTATTCTGATCAAGCAGCTTGTTGGTCTGATCTATCAACTTAAGCACAACATCTTGCAGATTTGGTTCATTGCTCATTCTGGTAACACCATTTAAGGTCATCTGGTATGGTCAACATCACACCTAGATCCTTATGTGCGTGTATGTTGATCTTATCCAGATATCTAGTGAATTCTTTAATGGTTGCATTCTTACTTTGAAGATGGTCTTTAATGAAAGTGTGCACCAAAACTTGGTAGTCCTTTTCAAGCTGCTGGCGTTTGCAACCATCGAATGCTTGAATCACATCTTTAAAGTTCTGCAAGGCCATATACTTTTCAGCAGTTTCTTGCCGACTCTCAACATAGATCCGCGCAAGAAACTTTTTCTTGAAAAATAAATGAAGGTCATCTTTTGAGTTACCAGTCTTCTGTCTGATCTGCTCAAGCCATGCCCAATAAAGCCGATTTTGCGCGGCGCTCAAGATGGGACCAAAGTTTTTACACCTGAACAAGTTGCCGAGCATTTAGGTGTGCCAGTTGATGAGGTTATCAGTCAAGTTGAAAAAATAAGAGCAATTCAAGCTGAGCGAGTAAAACTTGCTTCTGAAAGTTTTGAAATTGACCCTTCCGATCTTCAGAAGATTCATTAAGGTGAACACATGAGTAAATTTAATAAAGTGCTTATTGGCCACCAAATTGAGCAGTTTAAATTGCATTGCCTAAAGCTATGGTTTGTAAGTGACTTAGCAGCAACTTATAAAAATTCAGACCTATTTGATTACTTCATTCATGATAGTGGATTTGTTTATTGGTCTAAGGAGCAAACTCGTCAACTTTGGGATTTTTGGCAATCTGCACAAGCTAATAAACCTTTAGAAAATTACCCTACTTATTCTGTAATTGGCTTAGATTTAGAAGTTGAAGAGCCACACTTAATACTGGGTGATGACTATCTAATGGTTAGTGAGTGTTTTCACACAAATGATGGGTATAAAGCACAAGAAAAGCTTCAGCAATTTAAACAAGCTTTTCCTAAGGCAATGATCACTAATAACGCCATTATCTCTTTAGAATATTTAGGTATTAAAAAGAAGCGACTTGAAAAAGAGCTTGGCATTACTAACGAGGGCTTGCTGCATGACTGAAGTAAAATTTGTTTCTATGCCTGCCTCTGAGTTGGAGCAGTTATTAGAAAAGGTGTGTGAGAAGGCCGTCTCAAAAGTTTTAGCAGCCCAAGGGGATGAACTGCTAAATATTACGCAACTCTGTGAACGTATTCCGGGCTTGTCATATCATTCTTTTAAGAAGCTAGCCAAAGAGCATAGATTCAAAGATATTAAAGGTCGCTATTCTCTTAAGGCTGTGAAAGCCGCGCTGCAATCTCACTAGATGTGGGATTGTAGTAAATCATTGCACGGCGTGGGTTGCTCCATCCAAACATTTTGCATAAATCTAATAGCTGAATTTTTTGAGCAATCCTCGTAGCTGCAGTATGGCGGCTATCATGAAAAGTAAAACCCTCAAGCCCCGCTTCTTCTTTTGCTTCACGAAATTCTACTGTTGCCTCGTCACTTGTAATATTAAATACAGGACCTTGTTTTTTAGGACCAATACTTTTAAAAATTTCCACAGCCTTCATGCTTAATGGTACTTCTCGTGCACGACCATTTTTGGTGAGGTTTAAAATCAAATAATTTTTATCTAGCTTTATTTTTTCCCACTTCAAATTGCAAATTTCAGAAAGCCTCATCCCTGTCTCTAAAGCAATTAAAAAAATATTTCTAAGCTCAGTAGACATAAACGGCAATAGAATTTCTATCTCCTCATCGGTAATTACACGTTCTCGATGTGGAGATTCAGCAGGAAACTTAATTTCACGCAATGGGTTTACTCCAAGCCATCTTTTTACATCGATGCACCATGAAAAAAAACCTGATAACAAAATAAATTCCCGTCTAATTGTTGCGCCTTTAACTTTGATGAGCCTTTGTTCCCGCCACTCTATTAAGAAATCTTTATTGATAGCTATTAATGGCAGATCTACATACATCGTTTTCAGCAAAAAATTTATTTTTCTTATTTCTTTCTCAGCACCACGCTTAGTGACTGAAACAGTATCGCGGAATTCAATTAAAGCGTCTCTAAAAATGATGTGATCGAAAACTTGTAGTTTTTCATTTTTTAATATTACTTCCGTTTCTTGCGCCCACTTCTTGGCATCACGTAGAGTGTCAAAGGTTTTAGATCTAGCGGGATGCGGTTTGATTCTAACCGTAACTGTTACCCTGCCATTACGCTTTTGAAATGTCGCCAT